ACGGATGAGGAATGGGCCGTGATGCGTAATGATCTATGGTCGCGTTCGAGTGTGGTATATGATGTGATCGTGGAGCGTATTGATCATTTGCGTAACGAGGTTGCTCGTTGGGAGCACACGTTGCTGCACCGTCTGGAGGAAGAGGATGGGGACTAGTGGGACTGATGAGGTTATTCAGAGGGTTTCTTTTAAGTATGAGGCCCATCAGACTAGAAAAGCCGCTACTGTCTTGTTGGTTATGAGTGATGTAAAGGTATTACTGGAGCTAATTGAGCGATTACAAGATGGGCAAGCGTGAGGTGTTGAAGGTGTTCAAGAGGGCTATACGTGCTCAGTGTACCTATGTGGCACCCCACGCGAAGGTTTCTATTCAAGCGAAAGAGCTTATGGCTATATGTGAGCTGGCTTTATTGCATCTCTCTTCGCAGAAGGAAGGTGATCAGATGAGGTTAGAGCTATGACGAAGGTCTACGTGGCAGCGGGTCACTCGCGCAATACGGATATACCCTCACGACTCTATGAGTGGGAGCACTGTATGGTTGCAGAGCGGGAGTGTGCTCGTCTTTTGCGCGATTCGGGTTTGGATGTGGTGGTCCCCGATGATGCGATGCGGGAGATGGAGAATAATATAGCGTTACGCGCGAAGGTTAAGCAGTGCAATGAGGAAGAGTGCGATGTGGCTGTCGAGCTGCACCTCAATGCGGGGGGAGGATCGTATGCTACCAACCTCTACTGGGACGATATGGAGCGGGGTCTTTCTTCGGAGGGTGGCGAGGCATTATCGCGCGAGGTGGCTATGGTCTTCGATGCGGGGTTGGACTGGGATGTGCGGTATGGGCCGCAGTCGGAGTATGGTCGTGAGCTGTATTTCTTAGGTAAGACGAGCTGCCCTTCGTCTATTTTGGAACCGGCCTTTAAGGATTTTGATGCTCATAAGGCGTGGATCGATGCTCCGCAGGGTATGATCACCTATGGGGTGATGACGTATATGGGCATTATGAATTTCCTGCGTGAGCGGGGGGAGTTGGTATAAGGTGGAGACGATAGAGATAACGCTGGATAAGTCGTTTGCTGAGTTCCGGTATAAGTGGGATGATCTGGTTCCTTTTCAGGGGTCACTGAAGGATCTGACGCAGAAGGGTTATGATAATCTGGTTTCTTCCCTTAAGAAGCACGGCTTTTTCGTGCCTGTTTTTATTTGGAAGGGAGCATCGGAGGAGCACGACGAGCGTCCCCTGCTCATCGATGGTCACCAGCGTCAGCGTGTTTTCCAGTCGGGTGCTTTTGCGCTGGAGGGGGGATTAGTCCCTACGATCCCTATCAAAGCGAAGAGTGCTCAACAGGCGGCCGAGCTGTTGCTTCGTTTCGACAGCCAGCACGGCACTCGAACCCATCAGGGTCTTTATCAGTTTATTTCCGAACACGCACTGGAGATCGATAATCTGGCAGACCTCGATCTCGCCGACTATAACCACGAACTCTTCCGAGCGGAGTTTTTCGAGGATGTCGATGTCGGTGGCGATGACTTCAGCGAGGTCGATGATGGCGATCTCACTACGGAGTATAAGTGTCCTAAGTGCAATTATGAATGGTCAGGAAAGGCGAAGCAAGATGAGTGAAGAGGCATCCCCTGTTGCTACCCCTCAGAAGATCCGTAGGAGGGGTAATAATGCCATTTGCGTAACGAATCTGGGTGATAGGGTGCGGGAGGTGAGGTCATTGAAGAGTATGAGTCAGCGCGCTCTCGCTACTGCTGCGCGTGTCCCTCCCAGTACGATCACCCGTCTGGAGATGGGTCATCTGGAGGGTTTGTATACCAACTCACTGGCGAGTATTGCGTATGCGCTAGGCTGCACCTCTGACTACCTCCTTTTCGGTAATGAGCGGGACCAGCAAGAGATCGTGCGGACGGTCTACGATATTGCAGCAGAGACGAAGGGTTCGGAGGTCATCATACGGGTTCGTCCAAAGGATTAGATATGCCTATCACAAAGAAGAAAGACGGCTGGTACTGGGGTTCGAAGGGTCCATATAAGACGTTGCGTAAAGCGGAGGCTGTAGCAGCAGCCGCACGTGCATCGGGGTATGGCAAAAACACCTCCAGTCCTAAGTCAAAGGCGAGGAAGAATAAGCGATGAAGTGTCTTAATAGGGTTGATCTGATCGGTAATCTGGGTAATGACCCAGAGCATAGGACGTTCGATGATGGCACCTCCACCTGTACGTTCTCTGTTGCCACTTCGGAGAGCTGGAATGACAAGAAGACGAAGGAAAAGAAAGAGCGGACGGAGTGGCATCGATGTGTAGCGTGGCGCAACCTAGCGGATGTAGTCCATAACCATCTCAAAAAAGGGTCAAAAGTATGGCTGTCGGGCAAGCTCCAGACGCGCAAGTATGAGCAAAATGGGGTCACTAAGTACAGTACGGAGGTGGTGGTCAACGAGGTGATCTTTATGGATAGGCCGAAGGAGGATGGTGCGCCAGAGAAGGTTGTGGATGTCGATCAGATGCAAGATACAGACGATCTGCCTTTTTGATGGAGTCATTGCCTTATGTCCGTATCATTCGCGCATCGAACGGCTGGCTGCTGGATTGTCATTCGGACAGCGAGTACTCAGCGGGACCGGAGGTGCGTTTGTTTGCCTTTGATGAGGACGATGCAAACTCTCAGGTGATCGCTTTTGCGGCTGCTCTGACAGAGGTGGACCGTCAGATAGGAGTCTCCAGCGAGTCTTTTGGTGCAACACGTATAGCAGTCAATGTATTAGGTGTAGTGGGTGAATAAGCCGCCATACGAAATACCTACGATGCAGGATATTCGTGCAACTTTTGATGATTTGGAGCACCAATATACGGTCATCAGCACCTTTTCGGGTGCGGGTGGCTCTTCGTTAGGCTATAGGATGGCTAATCTTAAGGTGCTCTGGGCTAATGAGTTCATCGAAGAGGCACAGCACACCTATCTCGCCAACCATCCTAATACGATTCTGGATGGACGGGACATACGCCAGATAGACCCTCTGGAGGTGTTGCAAAAGATAGGGCTGGATGTGGGTGACCTCGACATACTGGATGGATCACCTCCCTGCGCTTCTTTTAGTGTTTCGGGACTTGTCTCAGAGGCGTGGGGACAGCAGAAGAAGTATTCGGGCAAGCGACAACGCACCGATGACCTTTTTTTCGAGTATATACGGTTCGTGGAGGCTATGCAGCCTCGGATCTTTGTCGCGGAGAACGTGCAGGGGATGGCGAGGGGTGCTGCAAAGGGGTATTTCAAGCTGGTGATGGAAGCGCTTCGAGGATGCGGGTATAAAGTGGCTGTTCGAGAGCTTAATGCGGCGCAGCTCGGTGTTCCCCAGGTTCGCAGAAGGCTCATCTTTGTCGGCGTGAGGGAGGATCTGGGTGTCGAACCCCGGTTCCCCAAACCGTTCCCCTATTATTACACGGTGCGGGAGCTATTGCCTCATATCACACAGGTCAAGAATGGGGGTAAGCCTCATAACTGGAGTCACTCTAACAAGCCCTCTCCCACGATCTGCCAGTCGGATCACAATACGGGTATCAACGCTTATCGTTCCGGTGGTGGCTTTATTACAACGGACGAGGGAGTCATCAGACGCTTAACCATCGAAGAGGTGCGCGTCCTGTGCTCTTTCCCGCCAGATTTTGTCCTCACAGGTCAGTATAGGCACCAGTGGGAGCGTATGGGTAGGGCTGTCCCTCCGCTGATGATGCGCGCCATCGCTAGGGAGCAGCGCAACCTACTCGGTGAAGTAGATGGGTTTGAAGAACAGGCGAAGGCTATGTATGGGTGAGACGAGCATAGGACACATACCCGAAGGGCGTTGGGTCTTCGATGTGAGCGTGGCGAACGTCTTCGAGGATATGCTGGAGCGTTCGATACCGCAGTATGAGACGATGAGGGACGCAGTGACGCGCCTCGGTGTTGCTTATATGCGCGCAAACACGCGGGTGCTGGATCTGGGATGCTCGGAAGGAAGCGCATTAGCCTCTCTGAGCGACTCAGTGCCTTCTGGAGAGCGTGTAGAGTTTGTTGGGTATGAGATGTCCGAACCGATGGTCGAACGCGCAGAGGAGCGCTTTGCGGAGGTTGATAACGTCGATATCGTGCGGACGGACCTCCGCAATGGGCTGTGGTCCGATCCAGCGGTGCTCGACAGTCGCAGAGAGTGCTCTGTCATCCTCTCTGTGCTGACGCTGATGTTCATACCTGTGGAGTATCGGGGAAGGATCATCGAAGACTGCTTCAAGCTCTTAGGGAGTGGGGGTGCGCTCATCGTTGTGGAGAAGGTGCTCGGACGCAACGGGGATATCGACCAGCGCTTCAAGCAGCAATACAACCAACTTAAGAGGCGTAATGGCTACTCGGTAGAAGAGATAGAGCGCAAGAGACTCTCGCTGGAGGGGGTCTTAGTGCCTATGCAGGAGGAATGGAACGTGCAGATGCTTCGAGAGGCAGGTTTTTCCGTTGATTGCTTCTGGAGGTGGATGAATTTCGGAGGATGGCTGGCAGTAAAGCCTTAGTAGGAACGTGCTCCCCTGTAAGCGCGTTAAAAGATGTTGCAATAGATCTATTTTTGAAAAAAGGGGTAGCAGATGGCATCTAAACCACGTAGACGCGCAAAGAATAAAGTCTCGGATATCCCACCCGAAGAGCTTAAGCGGGTAGCTCTGCTCAATCCTTCTGCGGAAGAGTTGAGCTTTGTGTTTGACATACCACTCAAACACGCTGAAGACCTCCTTAAAAACGAGGACATACAAGAAGAGCTGTTGAAGGGTAAGGGGGGTCGTAGGCTGTCCCTTAAGCGCGCCCAGTGGAAATCCGCGATGGGGGGCAATGTGGCTATGCTTATCTGGTTAGGCAAGCAAGATCTGGGTCAGTCGGATAAGGGAACAGAGGGAGAGGATGCTATTGAGATGGCTACTAAGATCACGATAGCACTCAAAGAGATGCACCGTAGGACCGCTAAGACGAGCAGTGCGCCGATGAAAGCGGAGGATATTGAGGAAGAGGCAGAGGTAGCAGCCGCAGGATGAGTCGGGGAGCGTATTCTAAGACCTACGTCATACACAAGACGCGCCAGAGAGATACGAGGGCAGGTATCGAAGCAGCAGCCAACTTTCAGCTAACAGATCGATGGGAAGACTTAGAGCCTCATCCGGTGCAGATAGCGCGCTTTGAGTCTGCTGCGCGCTTTATCGTCAACCCTGCGGGTCGTAGGTCAGGTAAGACGGAGCTGGCAAAGCGCAAGATCGTCTACCGGGCGCTTCTGGGGACGGAGTTTGCCCGTCCTCGCTTCTTTGCAGGAGCACCAACACGCGATCAAGCGAAGCGCATCTACTGGGATGACTTGAAAGCACTGGTCCCCCGCGACTTTATACGCTCTATCAGTGAGTCGGAGCTGATCATAAGGCTGGTGACGGATGCGGAGATACACGTTATCGGCCTGGATAAGCCACAACGTATTGAGGGTTCGCCGTGGGATGGGGGTGTCTTAGACGAGTATGCTAATATGCGTCCCAATGCGTGGATGGCTAATGTCCGTCCAGCTCTCTCTGATCGACGCGGCTGGTGTGATTTCATAGGGGTGCCAGAAGGCAGGAACCATTTTTACGAACTATATCGATCAGCACAGGAGCGCGATGATGAGGATTGGGAAACCTACCACTGGGCTAGCGGCGATATTTTGCCTCAAGCGGAGATCGAAGCAGCACGACGCGACCTCGACCCGCTCACGTATCAGCAAGAGTATGAAGCGTCTTTTGTCAATTTCCTCGGACAAGCCTACTACTGCTTTTCCGATGTGGAGCATTTTGGTGATGTTGACTATGATCCCGCTCTTGATCTGGTATTTTGCTTCGACTTTAACGTCAGTCCCGGCGTGGCAGTCATCGCGCAAGAGCAAGAGATCGACGGATGGCGAGGTACTTGCGTTATAGGGGAGGTGCATATACCCCGCAATTCCAACACGCCAGCGGTCTGTAACAAGCTGATAGAGGATTGGAAAGATCATAAAGGTAATGTCTATATCTACGGGGATGCTACGGGAGGATCGCAGGGGACAGCCCAGACAGAGGGGTCCGACTGGGAGCTGGTTGAACAGCTCTTACGTCCCCACTTCAGTCTGAAGATGAGGGTTCCTCGCGCTAATCCTACAGAGCGTTCGCGCGTCAACTCGGTCAACTCGCGCCTTAAGAGCACTGCTGCGGAGGTGCGTGTGCGTATCAACCCGCATAAGGCACCCTATCTGGTGCGCGATCTGGAGGGGGTGAGGTTGCTGGAGGGAGGGTCAGGTGAGATCGATAAGCGCTTTGACTCGGATCTGACCCATATCTCGGATGCACTGGGGTACTATATAGCGGCCGAATACCCCATAGGAGGGGATCGTATGACGATAGGACAGATGACTTGGGTGTAGCACGATTTCGATCTGGCAAGCGCAAGTACAACAACCAGCCCGTTTTCTTTGACGGAGTGCGCTTCGACAGCAAGCTGGAGATGCACCGCTACAAGCAACTTCGACTGCTGGAGAAAGCGGGGACCATCAATGACTTAGAGACACAGGCGCGTATACCTCTCAGCGTAGATGGCAAGAAGATTGGTCATTACATAGCAGATTTCCGTTACAAGATGGGAGATGAGGTGGTCATAGAAGACACGAAGAGTCCTGCCACTAAGACCCCGCTATACAACTGGAAAAAGAAGCACGTGCTGGCAGAATATGGTATTAAAATAATAGAAATAGAGCGCAAATAATGAATACTATAGCCGCAAACGATATATCAAAAAAGCTGGCTGATTGGATGGTCGATGGGCCGGACTATACTACGATAAGTTTCAGCAAGAGAGGGGACTCGATACGGGTCAAAGTGGAGATGAATGGTTCCCCCGATGAGGTGTTGCCTGTAGTAGATATGGCGCGAGTTGCAATGAAGGCATCTGGCAGGAAAATAAAGTGAAAAAAGGCCGATTTATCTGTTGACATTGTATCGGCACTACGTTTAAACTTTTTATTGTGGAGTGTGTGTGGGGAAGGGGTGTTGCTCTCCGGTCACGCCCCTTCCCGCAATAGATATTAATCGGATAACCGATGAACTCGCCCCGATCTCTTCAAGAGATTGTGGGCGTTTTTTTATGGCTAAAGTCGGGACTCCGAGTCTGGAATACAAAGAGATGCAAGATCGTTTTGCACTCCCAGACGCTCTTATGGGTGGTACGCTGGAGATGCGTAAGCAGGGGACCACCTATATGCCCCAGTATCCCGCAGAAGAGTCTACCCGCTACAACCGCAGACTGAAAAACGCAGTCCTCTACGATGCCTACCGCAAAGCAATAGATAACCTCTCCGCGCGACCCTTCCGAACCCCCGTTGTCATCGATGAAGATGCGGGAGACTGGTGGGATGAGTTCGTAGGAGATGTTGATCTGGCGAACACAGCCTTAACCACTTTTGCCCGTAGACAGCTTGCAGATATGCTGATCTATGGCAAGAGCCACATCCTCGTTGACTATCCCAATACCACTTCTATCGCAGAAGAGCAGGGCAGACCTCTGACCGCTGCGGACGAGGTGGCGCTACGCATACGCCCCTATTTCTCAGCTATAAGCCCCAAAGCGATCATAGGCTGGAAGAGTGAGCGGATCGGTGGGGTCGAGACACTGACAGAGATCCGCATCCTCGAAGAGACTACAGAATACGTGGACGGGTCGGATTGGGAAGAAGAGACGATATCGCGCGTTCACCTATGGACCCGCGAAGAGGTGACCACCTATCGCAAGTCTGATGAGGATAGCGATGAGTGGGGCATTGAAGACACCCGCCCGAACACACTGGGGCTGATACCTCTCGTAACTATTTATGCCAATAGGCAGGGTTTCTTGAAGGCGTGGCCGCCGCTGGAGGGGTTGGCAAACCTCAACCAGAAGCACTGGTGGATGCAGTCCGATCAAGACGGGATAGAGACGGTGGCGCGAGTGCCTATGCTCTTTTTTCGCGGCTTTGACTCCGAAGACTTAGCGGCGATTGACATTGGGCCGTATAAGGTTTTCGGCAATAGGGCGCACGAATCAGACATCAAAGTGGTCGAGACGAGTGGCAAAGCGGTGGAGGTTGGTCGCTTCGCTCTCAACAACCTCGAAAAGCAGATGCAAGCGATGTCGATGGAACCGCTTGTTCGCAAGCCGGGGTCGGTCACCGCTACGGAAACAGCCCTCGAAGAAGCGCGGAACATAAGCGATCTGGAGTCGTTCGTCCTCCTTTTAGAGACAGGTATACGCGAAGGGTTTGGCTTTGTAGCGCTCTGGCGTGGTGAAGATCCGCTGAGAGTGCCAATGGTCAACATCAATAAGGACTCTGGTCTGGGCCTTTCTGACGCACGTGAGCTGGAAGAGTTGCGACTGGACTACGCACTGGGCGTTATCGACCAGCGGACCTATCTGGAGCACAGGAAGGCGCGGGGGCTGTACTCGGAAGATATGGACATCGAAGAGGTGGTATCGGATACCCAGATCGAAGAGGGTGCGGAGATAGATGACACAGGTTTCGGGTCGGGATCTCCAGAGTCCTCTGACCGTTAATGAGCGGCTGCTGAGTAGGTCTATAAGGCACCAAATATTCGTTTTGGGTTATGCCAGCAGAGAGGCTGCTCGGATTGAAAAACTGCTGCGAGTGGTGCAGCGCGACATTGAGGCTCAGATCACTGAGCGACTGCGAAGAGTGCAGGGACGGGGGTATAACCTCGGACCTGCCAATTCGAGGCGCTTACGAGCCTTATACACAGCGATAGACGAGATACTGACGGACGAATACAGTGAGCTATACCGACAAAACAGGGATGAGCTATATGGGTTCGTTGGGCGAGAAGCAGACTTCGAAAGAAGGCTCTTGCAGACGGTCATCCCCGTTGAAGTGGGGACCGTCTTACCGCCCCTCGAAGCGCTTCGCTCTGCGGTGGTGTCGCGCCCCTTTCAAGGCAACACGCTACGCCAGTGGTATGCAAGCTTACGGGATGCACAGCGACAGGCGCTACGCAGATCGGTCAACATCGGGATCGTTGAGGGTGAGTCGATTGAAGAGATCGTCAGCAGAGTGGTCGGAACGAGAGGGGTTCAGTTTAGGGATGGGGCGCTGCCACTGGGACGCAGACAGGCGCGCGCAGTGGTCCGCACCGCAGTCCACTCCACCGCAACGCAAGCACGTGAACTGCTCTACAGGCAGAACAGCAAGCTCATAAAAGGGGTGCAGATGGTTGCCACACTGGACGGACGAACCACCCCCTACTGTCGGGCAATCGATGGGAAGGTTTTTGATGTGAATGAGGGACCACGACCCCCTTTCCACGTGAATTGCAGAACGACAACCGTCCCTATCACCCGCTCATTGCGGGAATTGGGCATAGCAGACATAGGGCGCTACAGCCCTTCGACACGCGCTTCGATGAACGGCCAGGTTCCCGCCAGCTTGACCTATCCCAACTGGTTCAAGCAGCAGAGCGGTGCCTTTCAGCGCGAGGTCTTAGGAGCGAGGCGCTACCGGATGTATCAAGCGGGTTTGACCAATATCACCCGTTTTGCAGACCGGGAAGGAAGACTTTACACGCTGTCAGAGCTGTATCGCCGGGAAAGGGATATAGCACAGGCGGCCAATCTGGTGTGATCATCCGAGAGATGCGAACACTGCACAAATCGCGCCGAGTGCGCGTTCGTCCCGACGGGGGGAGTCAATGGCACTAAAACCATTTGTGGGTAGCGAAGAGGAAGTACCTGAGACGTTACGTGAGCACTACTCGCTGGACGAGGACACCGGAAACTATCGGCTGAACGTCGAGCAGGTAGACGGTTGGGCGCTCGAAAACGTAGCAGGGCTTAAATCGACACTAGGGAAGCTCAAAGAGCGTTCACAGGCAGCGGAACAGGCTTTACAGCCTTTCGCAGCACTGGAGCGTGATGCGGGGGAGATAGGCACCGCATTAGAGGAGCTAAACCAACTGCGCGAGGCGCAGGGCAATGAGTCGGAGCAAGTGAATGCTCTGAGGCAGAGTATGGAAAACCTACGACAACAGAGTCGGAGCGAGATAGAGAAGGCAGTTGCGCCCCTGCAAGCCACGCTCGAAGCGCGCACCAACCAGTTGAAAGAGGCAACCATAACCTCTGAGCTTCGCAAAGCTATTGTCGATCAAGGGGGCAACCCCACGCTTTTGGTACCTGCAATGTTACCCAGTGTACGCGCTGAAGAGTCTGAGGATGGACGTATCCATCCGGTGGTAGTAGACGCTGAAGGCACTGCGCGGGTGACGGGAGCAGATCTCGCTCCAATGAGTTTTCAAGACCTCGTAACTGAGGTTAAGGAGCGGCCTGAGTATGCTCCAGCCTTTAGTGCTAATGGTGCCTCCGGTGGCGGCACGAACAGCACAGTCCAAAACAATCATCGCGGAACCCTCACCGCTGAACAAGCGGGGCAATTGTCGATGTCTGAATATCGACGCGCCAAAGATGAGGGACGCATTCAATGATAAGGTGAATTAGCAAATGGCTAATACGTTTATTACCCCTAGTGTAGTCGCGCGCGAAGCGTTGATGATCCTCGAAAACAACCTCGTAGCGGCGAATCTCTTTGATAAGTCGCACGTAACTGATTTTACCGGCGCTAAAGTCGGTGACACGATTACCATTCGTGGACCGGCCTCTTTTACGGCGCAGGAGTTTACCAGCACAACCACGACCCAGAACATCACCGAGACGAGCGTCTCTTTGCAGCTCGAAAAACATTTCGATGTTACGGTGGGAGTCACCTCGAAAGAGTGGACCCTTAATCTGGATCAGTTCTCGCAGCGCGTCATCCAACCTGCGGTAGCGGCTATAGCTCAGAAGATCGACAGCTATATCCTAACCAAAGCCAGCCAGCAACTCTACAACAACGTAGGGACCGCTGGTGACCCGCCCGACTCGTTGGCTGATGTTGCAGCTATCGACAAGAAGCTCAACGACTTGAAATGCCCGGTAGCTGATCGTATCGCTATCGTCAATTCAACGGGTAAGAGCGATATCCTGTCGAATATCACCGAGTTTACTCGCGCCAATGAGCGTGGAGACGGTGGCAATGCCCTGCGGACTGCTTCGATGGGTGAGTTTATGGGTATGCAGTGGTATATGGATCAGAACATCGCTTCCATCGACACCGCTGGTCCTGCTTCCTACCTCGTCAACAGCGCTTCGGTGGCTGTAGGTGATTCGTCGGTTGCTATCGATGGTGGTAGCAATACCCCGGTAGTTGGTGACTTGTTCACAGTGGCTGGCGACACGCAGCAATATATCGTAACGGGATGGAGTTCGCCCACGTTGAGCTTCTCGCCCACTGCTAAAGTGGCGTGGGCTGATAACGCTGCGCTGACCTTCAACACCACTGATCACGTGGCTAATCTGGCTGGTGACCGTCGCGGCTTGTCCCTGGCTATTGTCCCGTTGGAGTTGCCAGCAGGTTCGAGCGATGCCGAATACATCTCGGATCGTGACCTCGGTATCCGCGTAGTCTATGACTATGCAGCCAGCACCAAAACGGACACGATCTCTTTCGATGTCCTTTGTGGTGCTGTTGTCCAGCAGCCCGATCTGCTCACGCAGGTCTTAGGCTAAATCTGTGGAGGGTGGGGATTCGTCCTCACCCTCTTCACTATTGGGAGATCTGCAATGGTCGCAATACCAACGGTAAGGGTAGTAAAAGGGGACGAAGCAATGGTCGTCAACGCGGGTTCAGAAGATTTAAAAGCGCTTAAGAAGCGAGGATTTAAAGAAGAAGGTGAAAAGGCTGAACCCAAAGAAGAAGAGAAAAAAGCCCCCAAAAAAGGCAACACCTTCGTCTAAGCGGATAGAATACTGATATGGCACTGGTCGTAGAAGACGGGACAGGCAAGAGTAACGCCAACACGTACATCAGCGAGTCCGATGCAGACAGCTACTTCTCCAGTCGAGACAATCCGACTGCGTGGACGGGACTGACGAGCGCTAAGAAGCAAGCAGCCCTCATCTACGCAACGGTGACGCTGGATGGTATGTGGGATTTCACAGGCACCGTCACTACAGCCACTCAGTCATTGGCGTGGCCGCGCGATGGGGTCTGGGATGAAGAGGGTCGTAGCGTTGAGGCTAATGTGGTCCCTTCGCGGATCAAAGATGCCGAATGTGAGCTGGCGCTACTCCATACCTCCGACCCGCTCAACGCCAGCTATGCGCGCAGCGGTGCCATCGAAGAGGAAAAGGTAGGGCCAATAGTCACCAAATTTTTCGACAGAGCTTCAATGGAAGCGGCTCTTCCCATCATACGGCGAATCATTCTGGGTCTGGGTGCGTCCCGATTCGGACTACAGGGCAACATAAATAGATCGTGAACGCGACTAATATTGCCACAAATGCACTGGCTGCTATCAAGCGCAGTGGCACGACCTACACGTTGACTCGTCAGACGGTCACAACCGCTGGTGCGACACCGTGGAAGAAGTCTGGGTCTTCTGATGCTACTCATACGCTGAATGGCATTCTGGACGATTACAGGGACGCTGAGAGGGACGGAGAGATCGTGCGCCTCAACGACAGGCGCTATCTGGTGGCTGCTTCCGACCTGTCAGTGGTGCCAGTGCCTACGGACACCCTCACTGATGGCTCGACTAAGTACGAGATCGTTGCGGTGAACACGATCCGCGCTAAGAGCACCGATGTCTGCTACTACCTCCACGCGAGGAACTAATGGCTATAGGTAGGGCAACGAGAGGCAAGAATCCAGCACAGCACGAGGCTATGCGCTTTGAGATTAGTCTGGGCGAGTGGACCGAAAACGTGCTACCCGAATATATCAACGAGGCGAAGAAGGTGATTGCCCTCGAAGCATTGACCGGAATCGTGATGAAGAATCCGGTGGATACGAGCCGATCCCAGTCCAACTGGAACGTGACGATTGGCAAGCCTTCGGAAGATGCTGATTACAAAAGGTTTGACAATAATCCGGCCGGTGTTATAGCGCGCGGCGAGGCTGATATGAGTCGTGCTCGTCCCGGTGATGACATCTGGATTAGCAATAATATCCACTACATCGTGTTTCTGGAGCACGGTACTCCCGGCGGGTCTGATCAAGCTCCCAATGGGTTTGTCGGACTGACTTTGGAAGAGCTAAGACTCCATTATGCCTGATTTTGAAGCGGCCAGCGATGCCATTCTCACGCAGTTCAAGACGCAGATGGACTCATCTCGTCCGAATGTGCCTATCGCGTGGCCGAATATAAAATTCGCCCCAACGGAGGACTTCGATGAATCCTCAAACGAGGCGTGGGCGCGTATCGCTGTGCAGGGAGCGGGATCGCGTCAAGCATCACTCGGAGCAGTAGGCAGCCGCCGATGGCGTACTGTTGGACTCGTATCCGTGCAGATATTCTCGCCGATTGGAACTGGTGCGAATGTAGGAATGGCAGTGGCCGATGATGTTGTATCCGCATTGAGGGGGGTGACCACGAGTGGGGTCCGTCTCAAAGCACCTTCGGTCCTACCTCTGGGGCGCGATGAAGCATACTATGAGATCTCAATAACTACGCCATTTGAGTACGATCAGGTGGCTTGAGGAGAAACTATAATGGCAGATGCCAATAGGGTACAAGTAAGTACTCTCGAAGAGAAAACGTGGGGGACCACTAATGCAGCGGTGGGAACCATACTAGTGAATCAAGCCGATGTTGCGGTTGGCGATACTTCGGTGACGATTGATGGCGCAGGAGCAGCAGCGCTGACCGTTGGCGATTCCTTCACTGTTGCGGGTGACACACAAGCCTACATCGTCACAGCCGACACCAGTGATACTGTGGTGGCTTTCAGCCCCAGTGCGAAAGTGGCGTGGGCTGATAATGCTGCGATAACTACGAACAACTTCGTTGAGTTGCCTATAACGGGTGGCTCGATGAGCGAATCGCCCGATACGGTGCGGTCCTCGCAGCTTCGCTCCGATGCACAGTTGGCTGATATGAAGCGGACGGGAGTCGAGCCTACTGCTGCCTTCGACTTCGAGATGCAAGCGGACAATATTGACAACTTATTGCGCGCTGCACTACGCAACTCTCCAGCCAACACGTGGTCGAACTTTGCCGTCACTGCTACCAATATAACTGCCTCAACTACTGATGACAGTTATAACAAGACGGGCGGGTTTACCACTTCCATACCCAAAGGGTCGTGGATCTATGTCTCTGGCTTTGCGGATTCTGCGAATAATGGGTGGAAGCAGGTTTCGAAAACCACTGCTCCCACTGCTGATAAGATCACCGTTGAGCAGAACCTTACAACTGACGCTACCACTGATACCAGCAGAACCATCACCAGCTCAGAGATCCGCAACGGCTCTGATCTGACCTCGTTCAGCCTCCAGATGGCGAATCTGGATATAGCCAGCACCTTCCGTCTAATCACAGGTGCTCGTATCACCGACTTTGGGCTGAATATTTCTAGCCAGTCGATCATCACAGGGAATGTCGGGTTCAGT